ACATGCATACATGGTTGAGTATGCATGTTAGGTGATGGATAATATCAGATGTTCTTCTTGTTGAAGTACTCTCCGATATTCATGCTGTTGGTTAATACTTCAGAAGCATATACAGGAATATTATCAGCTTCTTCATTTGTGTCGATGATATATACACACAATGGCATATCATTTGCAATCAGAATTTGGATCTCTTCATCAGCTGCATGATTGTACCTTGTGATATTAAATACTTCGTTGCTTCCTGTTCTGAGTGAGATTGCTTTATTGATCGCTTCTGTTGTCAGATCGCTTGATAACTGTCCCAGTCTCGCATGCGAGTCAATCGATTTGATCATCTGGAGTCCATTATGCCAGAAGCTGATCCAGCTTGTATGCTGTGTCATACCGTATTTTCTTACGATATTATATACTTCTGTAAGTTTATCAGATGTCCAGGGAGATCCGGATTTGATTTCAATATAAACATCCAGTCCCAGCATCTTGCACAATCTGATAGCTTCCTCAAGAGATGGAATTTTTGTTCCTGCATATGCTGCAGATTTCCATGATCCGAAATCAAGCGTTTGCAGATAGTCATAAGTAAGATCATAAACGTTTCCTGTTCCGTTTGATGTTCTGTCAATTGTATTATCATGCAGGATAACCGGCACTCCGTCAGATGTTAACTGGATATCCAGTTCAATCGTTGTGAAGCCCATCTTTCTCGCAAGTTTGAAAGCCGGCAGAGTGTTCTCCGGAGCAATCAGATTATATCCCCTGTGCATGATCGTTTTGATCGTGTTGTTGTATGGTGTTGTATCTGATCCCATGAATGCATTTGCTCCGTCTTTTGCTTTCATCATGCTGTTGTCAGCAATGGTAACGATGCAGGTATTTGTTTCAGGTGTGATCGTTCCATCTTCTGCTGTAGCCGTTACGATGCGAACAAATGCACCGCCAGCATGAATTACATAATCACATGTAAGCCAGCCGGAGTTATAAAAAAATCTATAATTTGCATCATATAAAACAAATGCAAATTTCTGATTATTCGGTTTTACATATACTTTTGAGTCACCGGACACCGGAAGGAAGTATGTTGTAAGTCTGTTATCGCTTGCTGTTTCGGAACCGGCTGCGGATAATGTGCTGTTTCTCCATTTTGCATATTTTTCAATTCCGTACTGCTCAAAGTAAGTCATCGCTGATGCTGTTGAATAGAACAGCACTTCTCTGGAGAAGTAATGAGCATCACTGTCATCATCTCGCTTCAGGACGACAATAGCTGTAATATCTTCCGTCAGATAATACTCTTTTACATATGCTGAAACATAAACACCATCATAAATATAAGTTTCTGTGCTGAGATCGTAATGATATTTATACATTACAAGAGAATACTCATCATGTGTTTTAAACCATGTTCCGGACTTCAGTTCAAGATAGTCTGTTCTCCATCTTCTCTGATTGGATGTTGGATTTCCGCTGCTGTTGCTGATGCCTCCAGTGATGAATGTAGCCGGATACAGGTTCCATTCATGCACAGGTCCGATCGTGCTGATTGCCCTGGCATACTGATTTCTTACAGCATCTCCTGCTGTCGGATAAGTATAACCATCATAACCAACACGAACATCCGCAAGCTCAGCATCTGCTGCTGTGCTTAGTGATCCATCCGGAAGAGAAGCAAAACTGTCCATCCTTGATGATAATACGGTCATCTGATTGTTTAATGTTGCGATATCTTCATCAAGATCAGTTCTGATTTCCTGCAGCTGGATGCCTACATACCGCTCCATGATATCCCACAGAGTGCCATCGGAAGCCATCTGATCAAGTTTATTATTGATCTCCTGCTGCACATCCAGATTATCAAAATAATCAGATACAAAATTCTGCAAAGATTCAAAAGCTTCTTTCTGATCATCCCATTCCTGTTCATATACCTGGTAAGCATCTGCCCATTCTTTAATCAGTTTTACGATCCAGTCAAGATTAAGCTCATGAAAATTCACATATGGCCAATGCTCATATAATCCCATCATTCAACCTCTTCCAGTGTTGTGCTTCCCTGGTATGTCTTTCCGTTTACTTCATCCAGCAGTCTGATAGAAATCGCTTTCTGTTCAGTGTTCGCTGTGACTTCCAGAACACAGGCAGAATTGAATCTGATAACCGCCTCTAAAGGAGTTCTGAAAGTGAAATCTGTTTCCGATGCTGCTCTGAGCACCGGTGCTGCTTTGATTGTTTTCTTTGCCATCTCAATACCTCCTGTCATCATCTGAGATCGCTGCCAATGCCATCATAATAACGCCCATCGTACCGCCTACAAGACAGCCGATAATAAACCAGAATGCACCACTCATGATCAATACACTCCTAAGCAGAATCTGCTTTTAAAATCTTCAGTAATAAAATCATAGATATTGAATTCTCTCCGGAGCTCGACTTCTTCCTTCAGCATCTCCTGCGAAGTAGTCACGCCAATGTTACCGGTCTCGCGTCTGGTTCTTGTAATAGATCCGGTATCAGTTCCGGAAGCATCCTGCCGGCTCTGATTCTGGAAGCCTGTTGTATTGAATGCTGATACAGATCCTGTGCTGGTTCCTGAGCTTGCAAGATTTCGGATCTCGGTCTCTGTATAGGTTCCGTCTTTATTCCATAACGGATCATACTCTTTCACCATTACATCATAGATATGCTGCCAGTTATCGAGGTTCTTCTTAGACCAGTATCCGATAGCTTCCTTCAGCACTGCAGGATCTGATATAAATGTCTCCAGCTCTGCACATTCGAGCAGGATATTTCCGATCAGAGTCTCCTTATCCAGTTCCTCCGGCATCTGGAGCGTATCAAACAGCGTCGGATCGTACTGGTACAGACCAATCACTGATAACATTGTCATCAGAAGCCTCCTCTCTTAATTTTACAGATAAATTAAGATCAAACATATCATTGACTTTATCAAAAGATTCCTGCAGGCAGTCAAGCCAGACAGAGCACAGAGCTCTTGTGTCCTGATTGTTTGCATTAACTTCATCAACGATCATGCGCTCTTTCTTCTCATTGTTAGCATTTTTGATCCCGATCAGAGTATTAAATTTATTTTCAATCTCTGTCAGAGTCTCCAGAAGATCCGCACCGATGTAGTTCTGTTTCAAATTATTCAGGAACAGCATCCACCGAGGATTCCCTTCCGGATCGAAGAGCTTCCGATCAGCAAATGCTGCAGGCTGTCCTGAAGCTACCTGATCATAAAGCTTCTTCATGCTTTCAGCCATCGTTTTATTCTCTGCCATAAAGACATATGAGAATTTTGCGTTGATAGCATTCACTCCGAAGCTCTCCAGCGTTACCGCCATCATATCGCCGTACAGCTGCACGATATCGAAGGCGCCCATGTAGTCCGGAGTAAGTTTTATAAGCTCTGTCTGCTCTCCGATCTGGAGCCGGTACTGCTTCCTGAGTGCCGGATTCGATACAAGGAAGATCGTCGGTCTGTAATAGATGTTATAACCTGAGAGTGTTCCATGCTGGAAGATCGTGCCATATTTGTCTGTATTCAGGACTCCGCCGAAGCCGATCGTAAATAGAGTATATAGAAAATAATCCCTATCCCATTCATCCGGAAGCTGGAAGTCATAAACAGAAAAGATCTTCTGCATGAGATACCGGTAAAAGAACCATGAGAGCGCCGTATTCGAAGCGTGTACAGTGCTGGGATTTACCTGGGAATTGTAGATATTTTTCTGATCATATAATGCCGGTATACCGTTTAATCCTGCCATGATCTTTTTCCTCCTTTCTCTTCTTTGCTAAGAATAGAATAGCATATTTCGATGCAAGTTTTCCCGGCTCTGGTTGATCAGTTACATAAGGATTTTTAAGAAATCCCATGAAACTGACTCCCCATGCTGATGGATCAGAGTATGGAGTCCATCCCCATTCTCTTCTCAATGTGAAGACAGAGAATCGAGCGCCACCATAATCAGACTGTGATACGGTTATCGTATCAGCGTCTATGATTTCCTCAACGATAGCCACATGACCGGGGTGCGGAGAAGCCTGAGAGAGCCATGGAAGCGTATAATAGCAAGCCACCGCTCCGAGAGATGGCTCTGTTTCCTGTATCCAGTCTGAGGATGATTCATTATAATATTGAACAGCATCACCGAAGGACAGCCCCATATTATCAGTATTGATATCAGCGATCTCCATACATCTGCCATGCACATAACCTGTGCAGTTAGGAAGAACAGACGGAGCGCCATCGCTTCCATAAATACACTGATTATAACCACCGGATCCGACCTGGATCCATCTCAAATCTGATGCTGATGGTGCTGTCAATCTTGGAGAATAATTACTCATAATAATATCCCCCTTCAAGATAGCTCTTGATCATTGCCTGCTCTCCGGCAGTTCCTGCTATGGTAACATCTCCATCCATGATCAGCTGATAGCCTGGGATCGTTGACAGCTGCCTGATCTCGCATAACGGTCTTCCGGCATTTGCATTGTCATCATCCACAGGATAAAAGAAAGAGTGCTGCAGTTCTACAAAGCCATTCAGATCAGAGAATCCTCCATTTCCTCCGATGGAAGAAACCAGAGGCTTATATGCTGATATTGCCGATCCGATCGCATTCTGAAAAGCTCCGCCAAAGTTCATAGAGAACAGATCAGCAGCTGATCCGGCTGCCATCATAGCAGATCCGATCATATCCTTAACTACCTGTGAAAGCTGTATCTGTACGCCCACCTGAGCGGATGTGCTGATCAGGATCCTTCCGCTCTCTTTTGCTCTGACTCTTAATGTAGCCATGCCTGTGATAGCATCAAGATATGTTGTGCATGTGACAGCGCTCTGACCGGATAATTCTGCAGTATCAAGCTCAAAAGCACCAAACGGAGGATATGATAGCTGTATCCTGGCATACGGTTCCACATTCATATATACGCCTCTGGAAGATGCCCATGGATGAGAAACCTTAGTTAATTCAACAGTATTAATTACCTGCGGCGGATTTATATCCAAGTGATAATATGCTACAGTTGACAGATTCCATGTGAATACAGGCATATTTAAAGATGGCTGTGTTTGCGATGATAATGATGTCCTGTCAACCGGAAGCCATATGCAGCTCTTAATAAAAGACAGAGGATCAATGATGCTTTTCTGCAGAGCAAGCGCCATATTATCCGGATCATATCCCTCTGAGGATGTTATTGTATCATCCAGAAGCGCTTCAACGATTCTTTTAAGTGCGGATCTGGTACACACATAATAATCAACAGATCCATATTTATAATCAGTCTGACCCTTTGAAACAACACCGAGCACGAACACCCCGGCATTTACTGATGGATTTCCGGTGCCACTTGATTTATTCATAGGATTATTCTGGATGATAGTCTGATCTGTGTGATATGTCATTACTGGATAATATGTATCCATGATCCTTCCATCATAAGCTGCAGCACTCCGCAGCACATACAATGTGCTCCCTCCGATATCACTCTTATATGTAGCCAGGACATCACACCGGAGAACCACATCCCAGAGCAGCCCATCAGAAACCATATCAACCACAAAATAATATCTTCCGAAGATCGGAATGTACGCATATGTGTACTTTGTAAAGTTTACCTTATCAGCAAGATCCAGAACCACTACAGGATCCGTCACGCTGGTATTGTCTTTCAGTACGCAATCAAAGGTATCACTCTGCACAGTGTTGTCAGGCTGCTTTGTGCTATTGTCTTTCTTCGCAAAATTTTTATATAAAATGATCTGCATTATGTTTCCTTTCTTATACCAGAAAGCCCAGGCGGAAGATCCGCCCGGGCTTCCCGGAGTGACATATGATAATCTGAAGGAGATTTCAGTCGAGCAGCAGAATCACGCCTTTTTCCGTCAGATCATTGGTGTACTGCAGATTTGCCGAGAGAGTCGTATTCCAGTATCTGCCGATCTGGTTATATGGACTGTTGGCTACATCATACAGTTTCACATTGGTACCGATTGCATCACGATCGAACATAACGCCGAAGATATCAGCCTGGTTAACAGCGGTTCCCTGGGAAACAACACCGGCTGCATTGATAACTGCCGGAGTCACATTGATACTGTCAGGAGTGTTGATATCCTGCCAGAAGGAGACTCCTTCAACATCAGCATAAGCCAGAGGCTCATCATGGAATGTTACTGTATTCACCATCGTATCGATCTGATCCAGCACATCAGCAAGCAGATAGATCTTCTGATCCGCAAAAGGCGTATGCCTCATGATCTCTTTGCCTGTGACCTGTACCTGATACTCTCCGGATCTCTCAGCCATGCGTCTGCCGATCGTGTTGATACGAGCACGCAGCCAGCGGAAGAAGTGCGGCATATTGGCAGGGAGCCAGATGTCAGTCTTTGACAGAGGATTTGCTGTCTGCCCTGTCTGGGTGTTGTATTCTGTCAGAAGATGCACAACACCGTTACTTGCATCGATCTTCGCGCCGATGAAGTTTGCCAGTGTAGCGCGGTTCAGGTTCTCAAGATACTGCTCCCACTTGTTAGACATATGAGTCATCTGACCAGAGACAAAACTGCCCAGCTGAGCCGGAGACTCAAAGCTCTGCATGAGCTGATCTCTGAAGATCGTTACCGTGTCCTGATAGACTGCGCTGCCATAGTAGCGCATTTCCAGGACATTGCTCTTATTGATCTTCCATGGATCTACGGAGGTACCGTCAACAGGATGATAAGCCTGCTCGGCTCCGATCGGTTTGTCAGCATAACTGATCTTGCGCATGATTCCGCCCCAGCGTACATCATCCTGAACGAGTCCGGAAAACTTGCGCTCATAAGGACGAACAGAGAAGACAGTCCTGCCGATCGTGTTCATCAGAGCATTGTAAACTGTATCCACACCGGCTGCCAGTGTAGTTGTAGCCATGCTGGTGAATTCATAAGTATTCGTTGGTGCCAGCGATGTCTGTCCTGTAGCCTGGGAATGAATGGAGTTAAGGATCTGATAAACATCTTCAATTTGTAAGCTGTTTACACTCATTTCTTTCCTTCCTTTCTCGGAGGATTGATCACTTCAGCAAGCATATCCTCCACTGTTCTACCAGGAGCGCCTTCTGTGACTGTTCTGTTGATATTCTGAGAAATAATCATTCCGCTCATACGCTCCATGGCAGCAGTCAATTTTGCGATCTGATCCTGAACCGGATCGGTCTGTGTGTGGTTAGCAGCACCAGACTCCTGCATCTCTTCTGTACTCTTCCCTGCATCCGGTTCCGGCTCTGGAATATCAACCGGAGCAGCTTCCTCCGGTGCTTCTGCTTTTTCAAATGCTTCTATTTCTTCTCTGCTGTATCCGGCATCGAGAAGCTTGATAATATCATTTACTTTCATACTCATTTACAATTTCCTCTCTGATCTCATCAAGTACATCAGTGAAACACTTATTTATAGACTGCTGCAGCTTTGCAGGATCCACCGATCCGGATCCTTCTCCGTCAGGGATCTGTCCGGTTCTCAGGATCTGATCGACCAGACTCTGTGCTGCGTCGTATCTGGAGCCGAGAGCATGCCGTCTTGCTGCACCGTTTCCGAAGCATCCCTGAAAGATCATAAGAGCGAGCTCGAGATCTGTATAGCTATTTACTTTCCCTGGACGCATCGTTTTTCCCTCCGTAACCGGTCATCAGACTCAGCAGATCCTTCAGCTCTGTGAGAGCAAGTGTATTCTTATTCAGAGCTTCGGTAACAGTATTCATTTCCACTTTATGCGCTTCCTGCTCTTTCTGGAGATACCAGAACATGATGCAGCAGGCTGCGATCGGAAAGCCTACCGTACTGATAGCCTGAACGATTGCATTGATATCCATCTGCAGCAGCCTCTCTTTCTTCTCCAGAGGCAGCGGAAACATCAGACGATGCCGACCCGGGGACAGTCACGCTCAGCCCTTCCGAGGCTTCCCTGAGAGCGCTCCGCTCCTCTAAAAATAATATATTATAATTCAAAATACTTTTCAAACAATGCTACACAATTAAAAGATTCAAACCTGATCAGACCGTCCATATAGAAGCCTACAAAGCGCCATAGCGCACGCTTCGCTCTCTGCCGGTCTGCATATCCGTTTGTATAGATATCTTTGCATTTCCCTTTCTGGAAGGTTACATAATACTCATTCCTGCTCTTATGCTCATAGATGAAGAGATCTCCCAGCTGGATGATGCACCGGTATTCTGTGACCGGTCTCTTTTTGACATAACTCTGATCATTCAGGATAAACTTGTTTTTTATTGCCATCTCAGAGAATTCAGAATTGACTGCCTTATATAATGCCGTCTTAGCTTTCTTTTCTGAGATCGGAGAGTGCTGCGGAATGATCAGCAGCTTGTTACCGATCTCCCTGTACTCTTCACCGGTCTGCAGCATTTCCTCAGCATGCGTTATAAGATCGAAATACAGAAAGATATCGTTTGCCATGTTTACGGAGTTAGCAGCACAGATCAGCTGCAGAGGCTCCCTTCCTTCAAGCTCCCTGTTTCGGTTTACTGACTCATAGAAGTTTGCCAGGGAAAAACCTTCTGCTTTTATCTTCCGGACATGAGGCTCCGCTATGAATTCATCAAAGAAAACATAATTGATATTTGAGAAATCCATGCCTCTGACACTGGCAAAAGTATTCAGCGCCATGTTATATGCTATGGTATTTCCATCCTCATCATATACAGTGCCGAGATTATTCGCAGAAGAGATCAAGTAATCTTTTCCGAGATCCTCCATAACTGATTTGTAACTGGATCCGGCTTTCTTATTCTGCAGATCAGTTTCCTTCTGAGTCCTTCTCAGATGAATGATAGGCTCATGACGCTTATAAAAATATTTTAGTGCTCCGTATGTCTTTCCGGTTCCTCGAGCTGCAGCAATAAAGATAAAAGGAAAATCTGTTTCAATGATTGCCTGCATATTCAGATATCCGTTTTTTAAATATAGTTCCATATTATCCTCCAGATATGAAAAGAGGCATCGCCCACATGCCTCTTTTGTTTAGTTAAACTTAGAACGGGAGATCTGAAGCCTTGATATCAGGTTCTGTTTCCACCCATTCAACAGAGAAGCTCTCTCCGCCGTTCTGGTTCTGATATGATCTGACTTTAAAACCACACTTTCCGGCATTGATGTCAGCGACTGTTTCCGGATCTCTGATGATGTTGCGGACATCATCCAGAAGATGAGATGGAAGATTGACATAAAACAGATCAGTGACTGCGACAGGACTGTCTCCATAGCGTCCTTTTGTGCTGATGAACAGAGCGCGCAGCGGGAAGATCTTATCCTTGTACTGTGCGAGATCCTTCAGTTTGTAATACTGGAAATCTTTGTCTGCTTTGAATGTGAATACATTGCCGTTGTGATTGAATTTTGAAATACTCATTTTATAACCCTCTTCTTTCTTTATATGGCGCGGAGGCTACTGGGCTGCATTGCCTCCGCAAATACATGTTACATGCTTAACGCTCATAATGCAAGTCATACCGGATATCATGCGTCATCAGGTACATGATCAGCCTCTTATATTCCATCGTCTGACTGAGTGTATATGTAGATGGATAGATAGCAATGTTGCTGATGATGTCTATCTTATGTCCCTGGATCCGGCAGCTGGAGACCGGAGGCTGATCATTATATATATGCTCAGTTCCTCCGGCAGTCCGGAAGACAAAGCCCTCCCGGAAGTTCTCCAGCTTTCCGAGCTCTGCAGCTCCTTCTTTCTTACTGACTCCTGACACCGTGACATGCAGACCGGTATCATCTTCATATGCATACTTCTTCGCTCCCATTGTAATGAAGCGCTTATATGAAGCATCCTTCTCAAACACTCCCAGATAATGTCTGATTCCTTTTGAGTCAACTGCAGACAGTTCATCATGCTTATAATTCTTGTTTAACTCTGCAAACACATCATCAAATCTTCCAACATATTTGATGCTGTCAGTGTCCGCATACAGGAACCGATCCGGAGGGATCGCATGCAGCCCTTCCTCCAGCTTTCTCCGTGCATAAGCTGTGCAATATACTCCCCATTGATACGGCAGCCATCCCTTGTGCTGGTATTCCTCTATCAGTTCTTCGACAGGTCTCACATCCAGCTCCAGAGATCCATCCGGCTGCAGGATCCACTCCGGTTTACAAGGATTCATTACCATCATTCCAAAATTTGAATTGAAACGCCCCTTATATTTCCCGCAGAGATAATCATCTACACCCTTCAGAGCTGTCTTCTGCCGGTACTGATCCAGCAGCATCTCACGGAATTTTTTCGGCAGTCTGCGCTTGTTTGCTGTCCAGAGATCCATCACATAGTAATCAAATTGATACTCAGAAAGCATGATGCTGAAATCTATTTCAGTGATATACATCTCCGCACTGGATGCCTGCAGCACTCTTCCATTGTCATATATCCCACCGGTGATTGATTCACATTTTGCCTTTGGTATGTACGGACAGCCCCATGATTCATCGATAAGCCTCAAATCATATAGCATGATATGCATCAGGCATGCCTGATCGTGCTTCAGGAATAACCACAGGAGATCCGGATCTGCTCTTCTGAATTTACCAGGGAACCGCTCCGTCAGAAGAACAGATGGATAGCTGCTGGATATGTCATAGGACTCGATCGGATCCTGCTCTGTAGATACATGAATGATATTCGCATTGTATCTGTTAGCATGTGTATTTCCGCCTCTGAAGGCTTTTCTCAGAGCATGGAATACTTCAACATCCGGAAGCATCGCCTGGATATACTTGCGATATCCTCCGAGAACCTCCTTAGCTTCGCGTCTGGCGTATCCGGTCGATGTCAGAGGGAATGTATACAGATTATCTCCATCCTTCTTCATCTCGTGCTTTACAGCCTGCACGAGTCCCTTAACATCATTAATGCAATACTGCAGTTCTTCATCAGAGAGCGCTGTCCATGGATAGCGCTTTTTGCTGTAATCAAATCCGCTGATCTTCTTGTTTTCGACCTGGTTATTTTTCAGATACCGATCAAGAGACATATTAGAATGCAGATAACTGCAGCGGAATTCTATCCGCTCGGATATGCACTTCAGGATCTTCCTGTTATCCATCGCAAAACAGGAATCAATATGCAGCACTGACTTAATAAACTGATACTCAAAACTCAGATTATGAATGAAACAGACAATATAAGCACCGGATTCGGCAGCATAGCCGGAGAGGATCCGGATCAGTGTCCGGAATTCCTCCCAGCTTCTGCCGATGATCGTATCCTCATCTGTTATCTGGAATTGCCAGATATACATAACAGCCTGCTGATACTTATCAATATTAGTTGTCTCGATATCGAAAGCAGTCACGATATCCAGGTATTTCTCTTTCCGTGAGCGTCTTCCTCTTGTCTTCAATACAGGGATATTTTCAAGAAAAGAAAAATCATAATCGCTCACGCTGCATATCATTTTTTCTTCCTCACTTTGCCGGATACCGGTCTGTACTGCTCTTTCACATAATTCTTCAGCTCTTTACCGCTGAGATCCTTCAGCAGAGCCTCCTGCATAACATCAGAGTATCTCTTCCTGTAGAATTCATTGATTGAAGGAAGATGCAGCTGCCGGGCATAATCTGATGTCTTCAGTCCTCTTCCGGAATATGAGAGAGGCTTTGCTTTCTGCAGTTCTTCCGCGTGCTCGATCCAATACTCGAAGTTCTTCAGGAATTGACTGGAATCGACTCCGAGCCTCTGAGCCTGGAAGAAGAGCTCTCTCACCTGAGAGCTCTGAACCTTCCACATCTCTCCGAGCCTTGTCTGCATCTCTCCCATGAATTCACCATACTTCCGGAAATCATCCAGGCTGTCAAAATGATACGCTCCTTCAAGAGCTTCATTCAGGCTCTCCATCTGCTCGATCTCCGAGCGCCTCCAGCCGGAATAGCTGGAGCGATCCCCTCTCATAAAAGCAGATACATCTTTCAGAGCCTGCAGCTTCTCCGATTCAGTCATGCCTACAGAGCTCTGCATGCCTGATCGGAAGCCTGGAGGCAGAGCACGCTCTGCCCCATGCTTACGGAATGTCTTCGCTCGTTTATTGAATACGCTCTTCAGAGTCTGATAAGCCTCATTCAGAGCGCCTCCTGTCAGCTTATTGACCTGGTAAGCTGCCATGTGTATGATCTGCTTCGCTTTCATGCTGTGACTTTCATAGCAACAACTGTGCCATATTTATTCATATATCTTTTCACGATAATGAAATCTGGAATATTCATACCGTCATAACCGGCATACAGATCCGCAGCGCTGTCCCTCATATCCTTGGCATTGTCGAGATTCTCTGCGCTTCCGATCATTTCCCGGAATCCATCCGGAGTAATTGAATATACCTCATAAGGCATGCCTAAGCGCTTGCTCTTCCGGCTCTTCAGATTCTGCGCAAGCTCATGCTGCCTGATGAAGTCCTTCAGAGCGTTGCGGATAAACTGTACAGTATCCAGTTCATCCAGAAGAGAGATCAGATCAGCATCGCGGATCTGATCCAGGCGGAAAGTATAAGCCTTATACTTCCGCTTATTGTATGCGTTGTTATACGCGAGCTTATTGTTATATGTTTTCTCGTTCATTTTTCTTCTTTCCTTTCCGCCCATATGCTTAACAAGTGAGTAAGATAATCCGCATATTCATCACTGCCGTTTTCTTTTGCCCAATCTATAGTTTCTTCTATGTACGAAACAGGGATGGAATCCTTCCGTATATCATCCACAACATTTTTTATAACAGCACAAAATTTAGGGCAATAATATTTTTCGTGATTGTATTCTTCACATTCCAAGCAGTCTTTGCACATTGTTAATTCTTCACAACAATACAACCGCTCAAGTTCCTCGGCATCTTCTTTTCTTTCAACCGAAACGATATAATGCGTCATTCTTCTTTCCAGTCCTCCATATCCTGCGCGATGCTGGCACAGAGCGCCAGCCAAAGAACAGCAAATAACAATGCGATCATCCGTAATAACCTCTTTCTACCAGTAAAGGCTTTAACCGGAGAACCGGCACGAGCATGTCCCTGTCAGTATCCTGGATATAATACTCTTCCGGATGTCCTTCAAGGAAACATGTTTCCCATATCATATCAAATGCACCGAATCCGCTCAGATCACCCTGATCAGAAACCTTCCCATTCTGATCAATATGTATAATCCTCTTCATATATACCTCCCATTGATAAGCGCTCCGATCTGGTACTTCTTCGACAGCTCTCCGCTCTCGATCTCTTCCGGCAGCGCAAGGATCCAGTGAATGCCCTGGACTATGATCATCTTCTTCCGGAAGAATGCACCATTTCCATATGTTTCCAGAAAGTGCATGATCTGCTGCGAAGTCATTTCATGCAGTAGCTTCTCTGTAGCAGAGATCTTTACGATTACCATTGTCTTCCCTCCATGTCTTCATCGGTTCCCATGAAGCAGATAATATTGATAATAACCGTGTAATCATCATAGCTGATGAGATCCATATCCTCAGCCAGATATAAAACTTCCTTGATACGCTCGATGCAATGCTGCCGGTGATTCACATATGCAGGATCATAGTAATTGCTGACAAGCATCATGATCCTGGCATCGCAAATCTTTGTTAATTCTTCTTTATTCATATGTCTCTCCTTTTGAGCACCATGCTCATTCTTATTATATATACATGTTGCATGATATGCAATAGGTTCATTCCCGATCATGGTATGGTTC